CTAACATGAGCAATCGTAGAGAAAAAACTATTATTGATATTTACAATAGATTAAATAAATTAAGTGAAGCGGTTAGTAGGTTAGAAGGTCAGAATCGTTAATGTTTGGTATGTTTGAAAAAGAACACAAAACATTATGTCAAAGTTTCTTATAGGACTGTTCATCAAGTTTGGTAGAAGTGAATCTCTACGCAAGGCAGTATTGTTATTGCTGAAAGACGCTTCATCTAAAACTGATAACGATATTGACGATGCAATCGTAAAGATGATTGAAGAAAAGCTATTTCCTGTCAAATGACTAACAAAAGTTTCTTTGATATAGAGTTTGAAAATCCACCTCCAGAATTAGAACTTTCTGTTGAGATGAGATGTAGAGAAGTTATGAACAGTGATGACTTTGATAATGTAAAAAGATACTGCACTCATTTAATTAGATACCAAATGAGACAGGATGTGTTTTTGGCAGGGATGTTAGGACGATTAGCAGAATTAGAAGCTTTACATACCATAAGAGAGATGAGAAAAGAAAAGTTAATCAAGAAGAAATATAAGACTAAAAAAACTTTATTAGACAGATTTAAGACTATGTTGAGCGTGTTCAGATGATCTTCCATCCTCCCAATAGACTTTGTAATAATATTGTGGCACTCCTAGCTTATTTTTTTTTGTAAAAGCTTCTTTTATCTTTCCAGTGAATTGTGAATATTTACTTGCAGAATAACCAACTGTTGCATTACGTTTGACAACCTGATCCAATTTAAATTTTTGTCCAACGATCTTTTTATTCGATTGAGCTTTCATACTCTTTGATTTCTTTAATTGTGAAGTCTTTTACCTGTAAATTTGGAATTTTATTGATTTCATAGTTATGTTTAACAATAGCAGTCCTGATATGGTCAGTGACCCAATCCCCATCATGTACTGTTAGGTCTGCTCTTGAATCACTGGTGATATGAACTCTATGTTCTACACCACGAAGTTCCACATCAAGTAATAATTTAAGTAATCCTTTTTTTCTGATTTCTTTTAATTTTTCAAGTTTGTTATTAGATGGCTTTTCATCTCTTTTCATCTTTCGTAGTTAGCAGGAGGAGGTGTAAGCCAATAACGTACACCATTAATTATTTTAAATCTAACCTTTAGATTTGGATCTTCAACAAAATATGTAATAGATTTTAATTGCATGATAATTAGGTATTGAATGAAATATATATAAGGGTCTGGGTCTTACAGGATTACTTGCTTATGAATGAATAATGTACGCCACTAGAATAGCGTTGACTCTTCAAACATCCTCGATGGGAACTCTTAACATCTTTGAATAGAAAGTAAGAAGTTACTTAGAGTCATCAGTAAAATTTCTATCAAAGGAGCAGCAAGTTCAATGAATGGGTATCAAAACCATGACCCTCCTTGCCCAGACAGAGGACTTACATTGTCAAATCTTACAAAAACAAATGCCTCAATCCTAGAAAGGTAACTCGTCAGTACTAGGTGCGTTCTCTATCTTCTGTGGATTTATATTACCGAAGAATCCATCATCTCCATCAAATGCTTTGGAATTGATATATACACCAGTTGTTTTTACTGTACCTTTTTCCTTTGAAACATAAACTGAACCTCCTGCAGATTTTGTATCTACTAAATTTTGTAAGTATTCCATTAAATGTGTAATAGATTCCACTGGAATAAACAAGGTTAATTGATTACCATATTGACCATCTTTTAATTGAAATTTGATAGGTAATGGTAACGCTGGATTGAATTTAAAATCAGCCATAATTATTTGAAAAAGTTGTTTAGAAGTTGGTTAAAAAAGGCATTAAATGTGATCTTTTTTTCTTTACAGTAATGATCTATTTTAGCCTTTAAATCGTCATTGGTTCTAACACTGTAAATGTTTTGATTCCAATTTTTTTTACGCTGTTCCTTGCGTTGTAGAAGCTCTTTGATAAGTTCTTCTCTGGCAGTGTTTACAGTTTCATCAGAGGTCATAGGCTTTCATCAATCTTGGATATTTCAAGAGCAAGAAACTCTCCGTGTTCAGCAGTAGTGATATGTTTGGTAATTTTTGTATCTTTGATACCAAACTTACTTCTGAAAGATGCAACAACTGTTTTCATTTTGTCAGGATGAAATTCATGTAATGTTGAGAGTTGTTCAAGAATAGCTTTTTTGGCTTCTGTACTGATTGGATCAGGAAGTTTTTCTAATACGACAGTAGGTTCTAGCTTTTGATTGGGTTTTGTAGGAGTCTTGGCTACACCTTTCTTGGGTTCTGGTTTATTCATTAAAGAATTACCGTCATCATCATCATTGGCTAAACCATATACAGATAGAAGTCCATATCTGCGAGCATAGGTCTGTGCTGACCCTGCTTCCTGATGTACATTTTTAGGATTACTTGGAAGCTTGGGAACAGGAAATCTGCTGATTATCGGTTCATCACCAGAAACGTGCATTAGTTTAGTGACAACTATTGTAAGAATTTGTCCATCTGGTAGGATTTCGTATTCGTTCAGTTGTGAATGACATAAGCCATATTCTGTGGCTGGCTGTATAGCTGATAAAGCTTGAGCAAGTGTTGTGTACTTACTTTTAAAGAATGGATTGTCACCATCCAAACCAGCAGCATGGTGATGTTTTTGAAACTCACATAAAGCTTCAACAAGAGTTTTTGGACTTGTTTTTTTGTCGGCCATTAATAATTGTTTACTATAGATTTAATACTACAATAATATTATGTTTACTGCAAGGCTGATTGTAACAATGTGTTGAATTGTTCTGGTGTCAGTACAACTCTCCAATTACCTCCACGGAATCTAACCATAGTCGCAACGAAGTCCACACCTGCGTTTTCACGTTGCGTTTCCACTTCTCTAGGTTTAACAAGACAAGCTCTATTTTTATCTTTGTAGTCAGCCACCTGTACAACAGTATTTGGAATGCCATAAATATCTCCGACATCTCCTGGTATCCCTGCTGACAAATTCCGTTGACAGGAAAAGCCAGTAACTTCTGTTAAAAGTTCTGCTGCTTCTCTTTCAGCTTTATCACCTTTACGTTTGTTTGGGTTAGTCATCCTTTTAATAACTCAATTTTGCCTTTAATATTTTCATATTGCACAATATATTCCTTTGCTTCAATTTCGTGATGAAAATAAGCATTCTCCAATGCTGCCAACTGATCGTAATAGTGTTTTATTCTACGTTTAATCTCCTGTTCAAATTGATTCATTTCTTTTTACCCCATTTACTATTAACTTTCAGTTTTAACTGTTCTTTTTGTTGAACAGTAAGTTTTAAATAACATTCATCAAGATCATCAATTAGTTCATCAAAATTACCCTGATCCGATAAACTTAACGACCTTTGAAAGTGAACAAGAGAAGCTCTGATAAGTTTATATTCCCTACCAGAAACATTAAGGTTATATCTCATTTTTGCTCCATGATTTAATTAATAATTTAAGTTCAGCGATACGTTTCATGGCTGCTTCAATTCTTTGTTGTTTTGTCATTGAAATTAATTAACATTTGTTGTCTACAAATTCCTTGCCTTGATAACGCTTGATAATCTCCAAGACTTGTTACAAGAATTTTCCATTTATTGTCTACAGGAAAAGAAATAAAACGACCATTAGTTCTTAGTTTCATTAAAACAACTCCTCTCTGGCTTCAAACTTTTCCCATGCCTCATTCCATGCTTCAGTACATCTTTCAACTGGCTGATCGTTATTTAAAATACATCTACCTTCAAATGCCCAGATCGTATTACAGACATCAGGTGTAATATCATAATTTAGCTTTAACATCTCAACATAACAACCAAGCTGTTTATCAGTGGAGTATGGTTCTTGCCAATACCTATCTAAATCCTCGATATATAACAACCCATCTTTCTTTCTTTTTCGCATGAAATAATCACAGCTTTTTTTAGTTTTTAGATCAATCAGTCTCACCTGTCTCGTCTTAGTGTCGTAACCCAGTAGATCAAGCTGACCACCTACAGATTTATCAGGTATAGCCATCATGTGTTCTACTCCCATCGGTTCAAAATGTGTGAACAGATCATGCTGAAGTAAAGGTTCAACCCATTCACCATATTTATCAAAATCAATATCTTGATTACCTAGCATCTTCTCTGCCAAACATTCATGTACTTTCTCACCTCTTGGCTGCCATTCAGCACGATGAAATTCAATGTTTTGTTTATCCTCTTCTGTCAGTTCATTACAGACTTGTGTGGTTGAATAACTGAACCATTGTCCAGTTTCAATATTGACGTATTGATGTCTCTGTTCATCTCTACGGATAGGTAGTGGTTTTAGTAGTTCGATAGTTTTCATTAGAAATCGTATTGTTGAAAGTCTTTCGGATCAGTGAGTTCAACCTTCTCCTCTATTTTCTTTGGTTCTGGAATGGTTGTCCTTGCAAGGTTAGTAAATTTAACACCTTGATAACCTTTCTTGAACAAGGGATTACCTTCGCAATCCTTGACGCATTGAGTCCAACCAGGAGAAGGTTTGTCTAGGTCTTTGAGAGTCCACATTTTCTTTTTAGGGTTGGCAGGGTTAGGTTTCTTAAGACCATCCTTGAGAAGTTTGATGACGGAAGCCTTGCTAAATATTTGTTCCATCAGTCAATAAACCCATCTTTGGCGGTGAACACCCTATGTTGAGGATGATTGTTTTTTGGTTCTTCTGCAATATTGGATTGTTTTCTTTCATAAATATTCATCCAGCCACCCGCTATTGCTCCTTCAAGGGCTGCTTTTCTGTCTTTGGGTGTGAATGTTCGTAACTTGTCAAAAATCCTCTCTGCGACCTTTGTAGAGCAGGTAGCCTTCTTTTTATGTCTGATAGGCCACCATTCACAGATTAAGTGTGCATTGTCCTTTAAGTCATCAGGTATTAATCTTCCGTTGATGGTTGGGTTGGCAAAAGGATCATCACTTGGTTGAGAAGGTTTTGGCCTTTTACGTTTCATCTTTTCCCAGACAAGACTACGCATATAATCCGACCTTCTCATTCCGTAGGTCATTGAATCGTCAATGAAGCTTGCCATTTCATTATCGAGAAAGACAGAGACTTTTATATCTTTTTTGGTTTTGCCATTCATACAGTATCAATGATCTTTACTGACAGTAGATGATATTCAATAATATGTCAAGTGGAATCTTTCTCTATATCCTATAAATATATATATATACATATATATATTTATTATTATATTTATATATATATTACTACGTTTATAAGTATATGTATTATTAGATATATATATATAATAAATTTATATAAATAATATTATATTCTTTTTCTTTTGCTTCTTTTCTTTTTCTTAAGTCATGTTTTTGGCCATTCATAGGTTGTTTTTATATCGGTCTGCTAGTATATTAATATATATTTGCCATTCATTATGACCAAGAACCTAAAGCGTATCAGTATATCCGTTGATGAAGATGATTATGCAAAGTTTCAGGAGTTAAAACAACCTGGATTATCTGTTGGCTTCCTTATCAGAGAAGCCATGTCAGATTTTTTAAAAAAATTTAAAGAAAAATAATCTATCTCATCAAATTATTAAATCTTCTTTCTGCTTCTTCTGCTATCTCAGGTAAATATCCAAGTTCAGAATCTTGATCTATAGCATCTAACTCATCTTGAGTGAGATTATTAGCAACCATATAATCTATCCATGCTTCATCATACAGTTGTTCTTTTAATGAATCGTTATTTATATCACTCATAATCCGTCATGGTATTTAGTGCCAAAACTACTCATCATTTCCTGATCTGTAGGTTCATAATTTACTATTTGTTCAAGTAAGTCATAAGCTTCTTCCAAGTCACTTAAGCTACTTGTCGGTAATTCTCTATCTGGATACCAAGTTGTTGTTTCTTTTTCAATTAAATCTTCTATCGTTTCAGTAATAGCCTTTAATTGTTTAATAATTGTTTTACTCATAATCTTGTTCCTCCTTTTTGTTTTCTCTATACTCACCTATTCGATCATCTTCTCTCAGATAATCCTTTACATCACTATTACTTATTAAGGAAACATAATGATTTATCACTTGATCCTTAACGTGTTCTTTGTCTTTATTTAAGATTTCTTCGCTGAGAATTTCCTCTAAGATGTCTCTTAATTCATCCATAGGTAATTCTTCGCATAAATCTTGGTATTCATAATCAGTCATTTTTTTACATCATCTTTTAAATTTATAATTTCTAAATCAGACTTTTTAAATTCCAATCGGTTATCATCGGTTTCTGCCTGATCGTCTAAAATAACTACGGTGTTACCATAATCTTTAATTACCTCACCTGAGATAAAACATAAAGAGTTATATTCTTCAGTTGTTTGAACATAATCTCCAATTTTAATCATTTTCTATAACCTCTATTTCAGTTATCTCACTATCTTGTAATTCAATATCATGTTGTTCTAAATACTGTCTTTTTAAAATATCTATGTAATGTTCTTTTGATTCTGCTTCATGGTTGTTGTAAGCAAACTCTACAACAATCACAGATGTAAATGTTTTAGTCATTTTAATTCCTCCATAGTTGTTTTAATCTTTTCTTCAAACCAATCACTATCTGTAATTACATCTATTTCATGGTTTACTAAATCAAGAATATAATTCTTAATTAGTTTTGTAAGTTGTAAAGAAAATTCTTGATCAACTTGATTAATTATTGGATCACTTGTTATGTGATTCTCATGCGAATTTCTCATAGCTTTTTTAAATCTTTTTTTAATTTGGTTATTTTTGATAGAACATTTACTTTTTCTTCTATAGTTAAATCTTTTAATTTTTTCATACATTTATTTATTTCAATTTCAACTGTATCTTTATAAGATTTTATATCTAAAGCATTTGATATATCTGGTATAACTAATTCATCATAAATCTTGTTATACCATCTATTTGCGGTTGCATTTGATATTTTAAAATGACTTATAAAATATTTAATACAATTAGCTCTAGTTTCCTCTCTATCAAGATAATCCTGAGCTAAGTCCTTAGCTTCTTCTTTAGAGTATTCCCATTTTTCTTTATCTAGCATCTTCTAATTCCTCTAACTTAAGTGATTTATTAGAAAATTCCATTAATCTTTCTAATACATCATCCCTTGTATAATCTTTTTTTATTGCATCATTACCAAAAGCTATTTCAAAAACTTTTTCAATAAATTCATCATCTTTATATTTTTTATAACTTCTATTTAATTCTCTAATAGTCTTTAAAACTTTATCTTCATTTTTCGCTTTAAATGGACTATCTTCAAAATTACAACAATCCCAGTTTTCTATTTGATAACCAGTATGTTCATAAGAATAAAGACTATCAGTTGCATAGCAATCAATAGTATCTTTACCTTTATGAAATTCACCATCCAAGCAATCTCTTGTTCGATGAAATATCCATCCATATTTAAATTTAACGTCTTGAGGAAATACCCATGCCCAATTAGTATTATCTCTGATAATTTCATAAGCTTCTTTGTTAGTTAATTTATTCATTTTTAGATTCCATTTGTTTTTTGTATGATTCTTCAAGAATTTCATTCAATTCTTTACCAGTTAAGACAACAAATCCATTGATTAAATCTTTATCAATGTATTTATATTTTTGTTTTGGATTTAATTTCATTTTGTTATTCTCTCAAATTCTTTTATTGCTTCATCTTTTTTGGATATATGCCATATCCTTAAAACTGGTTGGGATATAGTACCATTAACAACTAATAAAAGTTGATCGGTTATTGTCTGCACTAATGAAAACGTGCTATTTGATCTAATAATCATAATTAATTACCTTTTAAATATCTATTTTTTAATCTCTTATAAGTATCAGGATGACATGAAACTAACTTACAATAGCTAGTCTCTTTAATCATCCAATCGTGGTCTAAAAGAATAGGAATCATTCTTTCATCATCAATAGTTGTCTGAAATAATGTCATGATAAAAATAAATTAAATAAAACTTTTTTCATAAGTTTTTATTGGCTTTTTTAATGTTGATTCTAAATTTTCAAAATCATCAACATGCTCTTGTATATAATCTTTATCGTTAGCATCAAAACAATGCTCATTTTCAACTTGCCAATAACACATATAAAAATAAATTTCGCTTATTTGTTGACCGGTTAAGGGAACATTAAAACTTGTTTCTAAATAAGATTTTGTTAGTTTTGATTTTTGGCCTTTAATATCGGCCTTTAATGATTCTTTCATTGTTAATAAGATTTGAATTGAATTGTTATAGCTATATGCTAGCATTATTTTAGTATATACTGCAAGTTATTTATTAATAAAACATAAAAAAAAGAGTCTTATTTAAAAGACTCAAATAAAACCTATATAAGTTATATTTTCCTCAAACACTTTTGAATTTTGACCAAAATACATTATAAATTCTTCTTTATCATCTAATAACATTAAAGCCGTTTTACTTGTTTTCTTTATTCCAGTTATAAATTGATTATCAAACATTTCATAACTAAAATAACGGCCTTTTTCTAGGTCTTTAAATTTACAATACATTTTTAATACCTCTTTATATTATGTATTGTTGTTGTTGCATATTCACATAATCTTTCATATAATTCTTTCTCTTCTTTCTCTGTCTTTCTAACGTGTAATAAAACACTTGCCCAGTCAGCCCTAAAAGGTATCTTACAATGCTTACATCTAACAATAGGAATTAACTCTTTAACTTTTGTTTCCTTATTAAGTTGTATCTTAACTTGAGACAGTTCAAAACTCCAGGAAGTCTTACCATTAAAAAAAACTTTGAAATCTTTGCTATTATTTGTATCTGGTAATTGATAACCATGATAACAACTAACATTAATTAATAATCCGCTTTGATGATGTAACTGTATTGTTCCCTTTTGTTCTTCATAATATTTTTTATAAATATTATCAAAATAAAAAGTTTGTTTCATTTCTTCGTCATAATATGGAATTAGATCAATTCCTCTTTCATATTCTCTATAATTTCCTATCTCTTCTTTATCTTCATCAGGAAATGGTAGTCTGAATCTGCATCCATCAAAAGAACAATCATAAATAACTTTGTAACGATCTTCGAACCTGAGATAGTACATATTTTCACAAGTTCCAATCTTTACATCTTCACCCGTTGTTTTTAGCTTTGCGTATTCACCCATAATAATTTTTTAAGTAAGATTTTTAATAAATTAATCTAAATAAATAGATCAATTTTTTAAACCTAATAAATAAATACTAGGCTTAAAGAATTAATCAATTGTTAAAAAGGTTCGTCCGTCTCTGTTAAATCACAATTTAAAAAATTTAATTCTTGTAATGCTTTTTTAGATTCGTACTTTTTTAAAATCTCTTTTTTTAAACTTATAAAAGTTTGTAAATGTTGTAAGCTTTCTATATTTTCTAAAATTTCCGCAACTTCAGAATCTAATAAAAATAATTTAATTTCAGTCATTTTAAAGACCTCGAATTAATAAAACTTTTTTTGCTTGCACTTGTTGAAATTTACTTCCTTTAGTCAATAAATACTCACAAGCCGAATTATCATTATTATTTACACACTGGTTCAAAGTTGATCTGTTAAGACCTGATCCAATAGAACTAATTAACCCTATAGATCCAATTGAAAGAAATAAAAATAGGTTTCTCATGATAGTAAGATTTGAAATAATTTCCTTTTTTAAAGCGATAGTTGATCTAGAAAAATAAATTACTTGGGATAAATAATTACTACTGATAACTAGAAATAGTTAGAGCTAGTAGAATGTAGTTAAGTAATAAATAAATTAAGCATAACTAGGCTTATTATTATTATATCAAATATAAACTTATTTGTATATCATATTAATATACATATAGTTGTATCATATTTACTAGCTATATAAATAATATTAGTTTAATATAAGGATAATTAAATCTTACAAATGACCAACTTAAACTACATCAAAACTAAAACAAAATTTCAAGTTGTTTTTATTGGTGATACTTCAACTGATCCTTATGTTGTTGGTACTTATTCTACAAGGATGAGAGCAAGCAACAAGGCAACAAAACTTGATAATGAATACGGAGCATATAGATACTCTGTTAAAGCTGTGGAGGTATCTGTATAATGTTTATTAATAAAAATTTTAGTGACGATTGCAGATCGTTAGGAATAGAGACTTTAGATACTGAGAATGATGATATTTTCGAGATAGAAAATTATCAAGTTACTCAGCTAAGGTTACAAGGTTATTTGAGACACTTGCGAGCTAGTGATATCTTCTACTATCCAAATCACAATGAAGTGTCTTACACGTACGTATGTGACCTATAGAGAGCTAATCTAAAATTTTATTAAATCTATTTTTTGTTGCTATGGGGGTGTAGTTGCAAAATTTTTTGCACGACATACACACACGGGGAACTTAAATATATTCTGATTAATTTTTTGGTTCAACTTTTATGGAAAGTTCTGGAGCTTGAATATTGACTGTTTCTACGGATTCGCCGATTACTTTGCCTAGGGAATCTAGAATTTGTGCTGCGGTTTGTAGTTGTCCTTTTTTAACTGCTTTGTTGAATAGTCGGATTCTCATTGCTTGAAGGCGAGGAAGTAGAGTTTCTCTATCTTTTTCCCAATCTTCTTTATTCCATTGTTTAACTTTTTTCCAATCTTGCCAGGCGGTTACTTCTGAGATGTTTTCAATTTTTGAATGTTCTAGTACGAGGGCTCTAGTTGTTTTACCTTCTAGCTGACGGGAGTATAGGCGTTGAGAACGTAATTGTACGTTTTGTGCAGAGGTGCGAGCACGGAAATGAATATTTCTTTTAGGTTTAGAATCTTCTAATGGTTGATCGGCAGGAAATGTAGATGAAACCACGATGTTTTTGGGTGTATTTAGTTGAATGATAACTTAAAAGTATGTTAATAGGCTATAAATAGGGGGTATGAGTTGTATTTTTTGTTAATTTTATGGTTGTCAGCGGTGAAAAAAAGAATGAGATAAGTTTGAGGTACGCTCAGGGAGAGGTGTTTAATAGTGATAAGAGGTTTAGGGTATTGGTAGCTGGAAGAAGGTTTGGAAAGAGTTATTTAAGTTGTATTGAATTGTTGAGAGGAGCGATTAATAGACCGAATGAGGTTTATTTTTATTGTGCTCCTACATATAGGATGGCAAAGGATATTGCGTGGAAAGAATTGAAGAGATTGACACCAAGGACTTGGGTTAAGAGTAAGAATGAGACTGATTTGAGATTGGATTTGATAAATGGTTCGAGTATTGAATTGAAGGGAACTGAGAATGCTATGGCATTGAGAGGAAGAAGTTTAGCTGGTGTTGTACTGGATGAGGCTGCCTTTATGGATAGAGATGTGTGGGCGGAGGTAATTAGACCTGCATTGGCTGATAAACAGGGTTGGGCTTTGTTTATTAGTACACCAGATGGAACTGCTAGTTGGTTTTATGATATGTGGTGCTTTTGTGGGGAAAAGGAATGGGATGATTGGGGAAGATGGAGTTTTACTACGATAGAGGGGGGTAATGTTGTAAAAGAAGAAGTTGAAGCTGCTAGAAGTCAATTAGATGCGAGGACGTTTAGACAAGAATTTGAAGCAAGTTTTGAAAATCTTACTGGATTGGTGGCTGTTAGTTTTGCTGATGAGAATATTGATAAGGAAGTACAGGATTTACATATGCTTCCTTTGTTAATTGGTCTGGATTTTAACGTTGACCCTATGGCAGGAATCTGTGCTGTAAAACATAACGATACTTTGTATGTTTTTGATGAGATTATGCTTACAGGAGGTGCTACCACATGGGATTTTGCAGAAGAAGTTACGAGAAGATATGGAGTTGATCGTAGAATTATTGCTTGTCCAGACCCTACGGGAAGTGCAAGAAAGACAAGTGGAGTTGGTGTGACGGATCATACGATACTTAGAAGGTCTGGTTTTACTGTTATGAGTCCTAGAAGCCCCTGGAAGATCAGAGATAAGATCACTGCTGTCAATACTGCCCTGTTTGACGCTAATGGTGATAGGAGGACGTTAATTCATCCTCGTTGTAAAGAATTGATAAAAGCACTTAGGACTTTAACTTATGCACCTAATACAGGCTTACCTAATAAGAATTTAGGTGTGGATCATGCGTTTGATGCTTTTGGTTATCTTTGTCTACAGCAGTTTAATTTGGCGAAACCAGAGACATTAGGGCAGACTGCGTTTAGAATATATTAAGAGACTTTTTGCTTATGCCTTACCATTACGGAATGTCAACTACAAAAAAGAAAAAGAAAAAAAAGAAAAAAGGAGGTAAAAAACGTGGTGAATGTTCCTGTAGATGAAGAACTCTATGAAAGAGTAAAAAGAGCAGCAGAACGTAAGTTCCCTGTTTACCCTTCTGCCTATGCTAATGCTTGGCTTGTTCAAGAATACAAAAAACGTGGAGGAAAGTATAAAGTATTAAAGAAGAAACCAACTGTAAAAAAGAAATCTACTACGAAGAAAAAACCTACTACAAGAAAGAAAAGTGCCACAAAGAAGAAAAAGTAGTCCTAATCCAAGAGCCAAAGGTGGTTTGACACGTTGGTTCAAGGAAAACTGGGTTGATGTTAAAACTGGAAAGCCCTGTGGTCGTTCTAAAGGAGAGAAGAGAGATTATCCTGCCTGTCGTCCTAGTAAACGTGTATCAAGTAAGACACCTAAGACTGTAGGAGAGATGACGAAAAGTGAGAAAGAGAGGTTTAAACGTGAAAAAACTGGTAAAAAGAAGATAACCTATCAACATAGGCGAAAAAAAACTACTAAAAGGAG